TTTTCTTCAATGAAATCAAGCAGTTAGCTTGGCTGACGGCATGATGATGCCCGATCCATAGACACGATCGTATTGTTTTCTGAGATCTTCGGCTGGGTTGCTTTCCACCACTACGCGATCGTTCTTGATGGTGAACTCTTTGTCGGCGCTGTAGGGAATCCACTGACTCAGGCCCACGCTGGGCACACCAGTCTCGGTGGGACGAATATACACAATCAGTGGGTTGCGGATCTGATAGGCAATGTCGCCTGCATCCACAATCTCGGCCAGCACATCTTCGCCTGTGATCAGACGCAATAATTTAATTTCCATGATGTCTCCAGTAGCGGCGGGTTGCCCCGCCGCGGATTAATTACAGACTGGCTTCAATCTGTTCTTTTTCTGCCTCGGTCAGCAGCTGCTTTTTACTGCGGTTGCCTTCCTTGACTTCGATCTTCTTGGGCTTCTTATGCTCAGGAATGATACGCTCCAGAGCAATCTGCAGCATACCATTGAACAGACCAGCATCTTTAATCTCAATCTGATCATTGAGTGCAAAGGTGCGGGTAAATGCACGGTTGGCAATACCTTTGAAGATATAATCTGAGTTGGTATCTTCGGTGGTGTTGCCACGCACAATGAGCTTGTCATCCACGAACTCAATTTCAATGTCCTGGCGCGCAAAGCCCGCCACAGCCATTTCAATCACATAGGTATTCTCACCGGTCTTCTTGATATTATAAGGAGGATAGTTTGGAATATCCTTGGTCACATCATCGTGCAGCTTGGCCAGACGATTGAACTGTTCCTCGAAACCAACAAAGAATTTGTCGATGCCTTTGAACATTTCTTCAGGGTGTAGTTCGGTATTAAGTTTGAATGGTCTCATTGTGTCCTCCGATTACTTGGTTGCCCAGGCTTTTTTAGCGTCGAAATTCTGCACAGAATTTCCAACTGTGGCCATGAATGCGTAGACTTCATGGCCCATGTGCTTGGCAAACGCTGCCTGTGCGTCAATGTAGGTCTGCAGAGGTTTTTTGATTTCGTCGTTGGAGACAAAGCTCTTGACGAAGTTGGTTTTGACATCCTTGACGGTGTCAACAAAGGCGTTGTAGGCTGATAGCATGTTGCTTCTCCTTGTTAAGCGAGTTATAAAAATTGCTGCCCTAGCGGCGCAGCGGGTTGCCGTTTACGATTACGGCGACAGTCTAACGTTCTGTCCGGTCAGGATGCCGGTAAGCTTCCTGCAGTACGTCCCATCCCAGGGAATTATTCTGAGGGTGTGTCTGCCAATTCGGCCAGACGTTGTTTCATTTCTTCGCGATTGTCATTGCGCAGATCTTCGGGTACCTGAGGTAGAGCCTGATCACGAATTTTATCAATCAACTGTGCTACGGTATCATAGGGTTGTTTAGCCAAGGCAAATAAAATTGCGTTGGTTTCATTGATGCTCAAATGCAATGTAATTTCATCTGGTTTCATTCTTTATATCCTCTTTTCTTGCCAATGTTGTATTTAGCCTGCAGGTTCCACTGATTTTTTTCGTCATAATTCAAAATCTTGATCTGACTCAGTGGTGCCTGATCCTGATATTTATCCGGGTCAATGATGCTGACCAGCCCCCAATCTGCCAAAAGTTTGGCAATGCTGTTGCGGCGCTGAATATCGTTCTTGCTTAGATCAGCCTGCTTGCCATCCAGGGCAAACAGCTCTTTGAAGTGTACGATGAAATAATGTCCTTGTTTATGCAGGATATGGCAGCTTTGAAATAATATGTTGCTACGACGACTAGCCACACCGATGCGAGTCAGGGTTTCTCTGACCTTTAAAAAATCATCGGGCTGAGCCAGCTTGACTTCCAAGGGATGATATTCAAATGGAAGATCTAAATTAAAAAAATCTGTCATGATTTACCGCCTCTGTTCAGTTTATTCTTCATGTGCTCCAACTGAGCGTCAGACAACAGAGGCAATACCTGGCGGGCTTTGTCTATGCTATAGCCATAGTATTCTTGGACCGTTGCCAACACATCAACTGTTTCGGCTTTCAACCACTTGTTGTAACGCTTGCGTGGTCTAACGGTATTTATAAGAAAATCGAACTGAAGACGACGCTCCAGATGCGGACGACTATTCATTTCGTTGGCATAGATCACAGTATCAGCACCGTAGCTCAGACTCTTGTTTACAATCCAGGCATTGTACTGCTTCTCACTCCAGTCGTCGACGATGAGATTTTCCTTGCTGTGATTAATGGCGTTGGCGAAATCAAAGGGACTGATCTGTGGCTTTTTATAGGTTTCTTCCACCACAGGTTCAACGACTTCAAAACCCAGTGCATTCTTCATGATGTCAACATTCGAATCAAACCAAAGGTATCAATGCTGGTCAGGAGGCAGTAATTAGCCAGCATGCCAAATGATTTCCTAGTCCAAGCAGCCCAAGCGTACATAGCGCAACCGCTAATCCAAACAGGATAAAGATACAGCAGCGGAGGATTAGGGACGGTGATTGCCATAGTGATACTACAGCCAATGCTAACGCCCCAAGCAAGCAACTCGATAATAAAACGTAGACGATTACTGCTCCAGTCATCACGAATCCAATCAAAGGTAGGTCTAAAGAGATCCAGCAAGTTCCTGCTCCTTGTAGAAGCGCATGAGCTCGGCATATTTTATTCGTACTGATTGTGCATAACAGTTCATGTCCACCATGTGTTGATGGTTGTCTGTCATGCACTGTACAAGCTCGCGCAGTAGTTTAAGTTCGCGAGCCGTGCCGCGGTCATGTACTTCAAAATCATTCATCTCGTACCCCAAAATCTCTGAGCACAAATTTCAATGCCTTGATCATTTCATTGGTGTGTACTACATCGTCGGGATGTAGCCAACCACCGTTGTGGTATCTTTCTAACTGTTGCTCACAGGTATCCAGGTAATCCTGCAGTCCAATAACTGTGATGCGATCCACGGTTTCGTAGTCAATTGTTACTCCAGCTGCTCTGTCCATTATTTAAACTCCACCGCGGCCATGATTTCAGTAAGACAAGCCACCAGATTAATCTCGGCATCGGCCACGAACGCTGCCTTGTACTGATAGTCTGCCAACAACAACACCAACTGCGGAACCTGCTTGACCTGGTCAGTCAGGTTATCATACAACAGTCTGAACAGAGTCTGTGGGTCACTATCAATGTTGTTCACTACCCACTGACGCATTTTCTTGAAGTCTTTTTCCTTGAGACTCTCTACCAGATCCTTGATGTTGGCTTCTCGAAGATTCACCAACACCCCCTCATCAATCACACCACTGACACTGTAGCGTTGCAGTTCATTCAAGATACGACGATAGTCTGGAAAGTGACGTTCAATCAGCTTGGCCACACTCTTGGCATCGGCCTCCACGCTTTCGTTTTTCAGGATCTCCATGACCCTCTTGAAGAACCCCGCAGCAATCTTCGGACGATCCGCAGCCGCAATCTTGAACTCCACCACAGTTGTTCTGCTGTGCAGCGGAGCAATGATGCGATTTTTAAAGTTACAGGTCAGGATGAAACGACAATTCTTGCTGAACTCCTCCATGAAGTTACGCAGAGCCGGCTGGGTTGAATTAGGATTCAGATAATCTGCCTCGTCCAGGATCACCACCTTGGGTTTACCTTCAAAGCTAACTGTGCTGGCAAAGGCCAGAATATCTGTTCGCAGAGTATCAATGTTGCCATTCATACTTCCGTTAATCACTATGTAGTCGGCTCCCAGCTCCTCGCACAGAGCTCGAGCCACAGTAGTCTTGCCCATGCCAGCCCCACCACACAACAGCATGTTGGGTATCTCACCTTTGGCAACAAACTGTTCAAAGGTCTGTCGCTGATCTGCAGGCAGAATACAATCAGCCAGCTGCCGCGGCCGATACTTTTCTACCCACAGAAATTGATCATCACGAAATTGCATAATATACCTTCAAAGTTAATGTGCTGACTTTTCTTCTACATACAGAACAGTGTTACCAGATGCCTGCAGAAATGTATTGAGCTTTTCCTTGAGCTCGCGAAAGCTCCTGGGATTCTCAAAAGTAATGTCAATATCAATCTGAGTGTCACCAGTGTCTTTGTCTGTCTCAGTATAGTTTAAGCGGAATCGTTTGTTTGTCATATTACACCTGACTATCGGGTTCCATGGCTAACCAGTATTCCAGGGCCTTGGTTTCGTGTTTAAAGTGGAAGAATTTCTTCTTGCTGATGGTCACTGCATAGGCTTCGGGTACTACCTTGAAGTTCTCCACAGCCAGGCGACAGTTAAAGTCAGCATCAAAGTCGCCAATGATGCGCTTGTAGCTGTTGCTGCCAGCTGTCTTGGGATCGCCAACGCTGAGTGTTACCTTGCCCTTGTGGCTCACCACGCTGATGAACTTGGCACCCACAATGGCAGCGGCCTTGTTCAGCATCAGCACATCTGTAGAACTGATCTTGAACTGAAAGTGATTGTCTACTGCGATACTCTTGCCTGCCTCGGGCGCAATGATCACACTCTCGTCAGCATAGAAGTATTCAAACTCTCCACCGTCTTTGCTGATCTTCAGACTGTTCTGACCAAACTCAATATCCTGATCTTCCATGAGGCTTAGCAGGCTCAGTAGGCTGTTCAGGTCATAGATGCAGAAGTCCTGAGGAAAGGTCTCGGCCACAGTTGCACGGGCAAAGATATTCTTCTGTGGTCCAATGGTGCTGAGTTCTGTTCCAGGTCGAATACGTATATTACTGTTGATGGTGGCAAAATTCTGCAACACCTTGATGGTGTCGGTACTGATCTTCATACTGTCTCCTTGTTACGTAAAACTACATTATATGCATCAGGCCAGAATTTGTCAATAACCTGATCCATGTTATTACACAGATCCTGTATGGTACCATTGTTGTCAATAACACCGTCCAGATCCGATGCCATCCAGCTCCATTCGCTGGCATGCGGAATATCCCGGGGTGGTCGACCCGCAGGAAAATCCAGATAGGCCAGAGCATCTGGAACCCAGCTTGGCTCAGCACCGCGCTGTATTCTGAACACTCTTCCACCAGATCGCTGTATGACTTCTATCTCGTTGGGAAAGCGACAATCAGTAATTACCACATTGTCTTTGCTCTGACGAATACGATTCTCTAAACTGGCAACCCAGATGTCGTCATGAAAGCCCTGACGACCAACTTCGGTGCCCCATTGCTGCAGCACCCAGCGTGGCGTGAGCTGCAGGATACCCAGGCGACTGGCCCACCAGACATCAGTCTGTTCACGCCACTCTCGACTTTGCTTTGTACGGCCTTCCAGTAGCTCGCGATCCCAGCCAAAGATAGTTGCCACAGCGTCTTTCAACGGTGCAGCAAAACTATCTCTACGCCAGCCATGTTGATTTACCAGATAGTCGGCAGCGGTGTCTTTGCCGCTGCCGATCAGGCCAACTAGACCTATGATCATTAGAAAGGTACCTCCTCATTAGGATTCATGCTTTGAATCGGAGCCGGTGCTGGATCAGGATTCACTGCCGGAGCATCGACCTTGCTGTACAGGTCCTTGAAGGCAGACTTGGTCTCGTCATCGAAGCGATTGGTGCAGAGCTCAATGGCCTTGACACGATCACGGAACATATGGAACGCCTTGACGATGTGCAGCAGTCTGCGAGTGCTGATAAGTTCGTCAATACCGCCTTCTTGGAATGTCTTACGAATAATTTCTGCCCAGGTAACCAGCTTGTCGCCGAACTCTTCGTCCAGGCAACCCAGCTCCTTCATCTTGCCGATGACAATTTTCTTTTCTACCTTGCTGTCAGGAAACTCCTGCTCCACGGTAATGGCAAAGCGTTCCAGAAATGCTTCGTCAATCATCTGTGCACCAGTAAAGCGACCGTCTTCGGTACCACGGCCCTTGGTGTTGGCAGTAGCCACGATGTTAAAACCTGCGGCAGGATGAACAACCTCGCCAGTCTTCTTATTCAGATAGGGCTTGCCTTCCATGATGGCCTGCAGACACATGAGCTTGTTACTGCCACGGTCACATTCGTCGATCAGCAGTATGCTGCCGCGCTTCATGGCCATGAGCACTGGACCTTCGCGGTATACAATGTTGCCATCCACCAGGGTATTGCCGCCGATGAGATCGTCTTCGTCGGTCTCGATGCTGATGTTGACTCGAATGCATTCACGGCCCAGGTCAGCGCAGACCTGCTCCACCATGGTGGTCTTGCCATTGCCTGACAAACCAGTAATGAACACAGGATAGAAGATCCGACTGGACAGAACCTTTTTCAGGTCACGATAGAAACCAAAAGGAACATACAATTCGTCGCGGCGTGGCACCAGATTATCCACTGTCGTCTCCAATTTCTTTTGACGCAGCGTAGTCATGGGTACAACCTGTGCAGTCAGAGCCGCGGCCAATTCGGGTTCTTGCACACTCTGGGCAGGACTGAACTGGCGCAGTGAATCCATGTTGTATACACCGCGACCAGATTTGGCGTCGGGATTGTCAATAATAAATCGAGGATAGGGCAGACCCTTGTCAACTGCGGTCTGTTCAACCTGGCGTCGTGTTACCAATACACCGTACTCACCAACCAGATCAGCTACGAATTGGTCTTGTTGTGCTTGTGTCCATTTGCTCATCATCAACTCCATAATAAAAAGAAATCACCATCAATGTACCGCCATTATAGCAGATCTGCATCACGTTGTCAAGCAATCATCTGAATAAATCGATTCAAAAGGATACGACTGGTTGTCTTGTTGTTCTGCATTTCTGCAAACGCTTTGAAAATCTTCTTCTTGTCTGCACCGGCTTCGACTTCGAGCTCGTCGTCATCGATGTCCAGATCACCACCACCTGGTATCAGATAGTATTCATTGAAACCCAAATCTTCTACTACATAGATTCGGTCTTTCTTGAACTTTCGATGTGCAACATCGACCTGATGCAGCTGGTCAGCGGTCAGTACTCTGGCGCCTTTGAATATTTTATAGGCCAGAGCACGGCGACCAGAATGTTCAACAATGTCAAAGCACACAACATTGGCACCAGTTACTTCACGCACCAGACGAATCAAACTGCAGGTAGTGCGGCGATCGTCTACACCGACTTGTACACTCTTGCGAGTTTCTTTATGAGTCAGAATCACGTTGTAACTTTCAGGATTTTGATGACTTTGTGCTGCGACCTGCACTGTTTTATCATAACGTGTATAGGTTTTGCAGTATCTTAGAGTGTCATCACTGTCGCCATCGGTCAGGAATGCCATGTTCACAACCTCGGCCTTGGTGCGCTCAATGAAGCGATTATAGACATCAATGCTGAGCAGTATGCTCTGATTCAGCGGAGTGCCGTTGAGATCTTCATGCTCAGGTATGGTCATGCTGATGTCATCTTTGATACCTGTGCCCCAACGAGCCCAGCGCTGCGCACGACG